GCCACGAAAATCTTGGCGCCAGCCTGGTAGCCCACCCCGCCGGCACTGATCGCACAGGCTGAGACAAACCCTGCCGCGCCGGTCACGTTCACCAGCAGCCCCGATCCATCGCCGTCCGTGGTGGTAACCACCCCGTTCACCGTGCCCACCAAGGTGGTGGCCGATGCGGTGAAAGTCAGGGTCGAGGCTGCGCCATACAGCAGGGCTGCACTCAGCTGCGCCGCGATGCTGGCGGTGTTGATTGAGTTGGTGATCGTCACCCCGCCGCTGGTCACCCCCGGCGCCACGGTCGTGGTCACCGTGGCGATGATGCTGTTCACAATCAGCCGGTAGGTCTGCCCGTAGTTGGCCGCCTTGACCCATACCAGCGCCTCGTTTGCCGCCGGCCTGGCCGTCGCCGGGGCCACGGCGGTGTCCATCGCCACCTTGGGGAGGGTGTTGGAAATGAAGGTGAAATCCGCGATCGTTGCGCACCGGAGCTGGCGCTTTGCATCGGTCACGGTGGACAGGTAGGAATACCCACCCGGGGCGTTGACGGTTTGCGCTGCTCCGTTCAGGTCGTACACCTTGACCACAGAGTTGCTGATCACCGCCAGATACTTCTCGGTGTTGTCCCGCAGGATCGAATGGACAAACACATCCCCCAGCAGGGACGTGCTGACCTTCGCCAGCGTCTGGCTGGGGTCACGCTTGCGCAGGCCCTCCACGCTGCTGCTGACCCCGTTGATCTGGATTTCTGCCTGGCTCGGATCCCGCTGCGCATCAGGCTGCTGGCTCACCCCTTGGATCAGGTTGGGGATCAGCGAGGTAAAGAGTTCAGCCACGGTTACGACTCACCAGGCCCCAGGCCGGGTCGTAGGTGGGGAACGGCGACACTCCCCTGCCGCTGCTCAATGCGTTGTCCTGCAGCTGCTCCAGCTCGTTGCGGTCCAGTTCGGTCAGAGCTCGCATCTCGTCGGCAGCGGTGTAGCTGTTGATCGAGTCGCTGGACAATGCACGGTTGGAGAACACCCGCGCCGCTCGGATCGTCACCCAGCGGTTGAACACCTCAGGGCACTGGTCCCAAGGCAGCAGCGAAACGATGTCGGCCGTGATCTGTGTCATTGAGGTGGGCATCACAAAGCTGCGTTCCTGCCGGTCGTAGACCCGCTGGCCCCGCAGCACGAACCGGCCGGCCCACTCGAACGGATCAGGAGCGAACCGAGTCACGCTGGCCGGAATCGGAATTTCTCCGGTGCTTACGTCCTTGAGGAAGGCATAGCCCTGTTCGCTGTTCCAGCTCCAGCCCTTCGTCTGCGCTTCCTTGTGCAGTTCAAGGATGGTGCGCTCGGCCACCGCCGCCTCCACCAGCTGGGGGTCGTCAATGGTGTTGACCGGCTGCTCTCCGATGTTGGCCAGCAACACGTTCACGGCATCCAGCAGGGTGGTGCGGCCGGGTGTGGCGGACTGATTGGCCGATCCCATCGGATGGCTCCAGGGGTGCAGTCCACATGCTATCGGCTGCCATGAAAAAGGCCCCCGGCGAACCGGAGGCCAGAAAGGTCCCACTAGGCAAATCCTAGGGGATCACAATGGCAGCAGCACACTCATCCCGCAGCCGGCCGCAACCGATCGACTGCGTTGCCACAGCGAGGGTGGACTGGTACTGGATGTTGAAGTCGCCGCCTGATGCGGTGATCTGGAGCTTGGGTGCCCGCAGCTGCAGCAGGGCCACGGCTTCCCGGGTGAACAGGAGGCCGCGGCACTTGCTCAGATCCTGTGCATAGTCGGAGTTGTTGTCCCCGGTGACGTTGGTGTAGGCCGCCTGAGTCACCTGGTTAGACCAAGTGACGGGCACCCCCTTGATCTTGAGCACCATGCCGTTGGCGGTGGTGCCGTTGACCATTCCCTGGTTGAAGTCGCCGTTGATGGCACGGCTGGATTCGTTCAGGAAGTCGTACTCATCAGGAGGGAACACAGCAACCAACTGGCTGGTGTCCACATGCTTCTTCCGCATAGCCACCACAGCGTCACCGATGGCGCTCACCAGCTCGTCGCCTTTGGCGGTCTTGCTGGCAGAGGCATAGCCGGCGCTGAGGGTTTTCTTGTAGCCGATGCGGCCTACGTTCTTGCCGGTGGACAGAGGCTCGGTGGTGTTGTTGGCACCAGCGAAGATGATCCGCGCAAGGCGGGCATCCGTCTCCCAGGCCAGGGCCTGGCCCAGCTGATCCCACAGCTCCGATGCGACATCGGCGTAGTTCATCAGCTGATCCAGGTCGAAGACCGCCTGGTCAGCTGCGAGCAGTCCGTCAATGGGCACGTTCCGCACGTTGAGGTCGGAAGGGCTGTTGAGGCCACCCAGCAGCGGGGTGCCGGGGGTGACATAGCCGGCGGTAGATCGGCCGGTCACTTGGAAGTCGAAAGATTTGCCGTTCTGGATGGTGCGGGACTTCACCAGTCCCTTGAAAACGGTCTTGCGTTGAAAGGCATTGAGGATGTCGGACTGGCCAATCTTGAGGAAGATTGCGTCAGTTGCACCCGTGCCGCGAACCTGGCCAAGCCGGCCGAGAGAAGCAGTCATGATCGTAGAAAGCGATGGGGGTTTGCCCGTGGCTTCCTGCAACCTGTGACTGGGTTCTCCCCCTTAAGGGCCCGGTCGATGCAGTCAGTTGGTAGCTGGTTGTCGGATCAATCCATCGGTGCGTGATGCGTTGATAACCCTCCCTTGAGAGGATCAACGCTGCACGGGTGGAACAATCGTTGCTCGAATCGTAGCGGCTATGAGAAGTCCGGTGTATTTGCCAGTGCAGCCTTCACCCGCTTGGCATAGGCCGGGTCAACGTGCATCAGCCGCTCACCTTTGGCGTTCGTCTTGCCGATCGCTGCATCCTGCTGCGCCTGGGAGGTGAAGCGCAGCGGTGCCTGGGACCGGCCGCCGCTCACCAGTGCAGGCTCGGTGCGGGCCTTGCCGGCGCTGCCAGCAGCAGCAGCTCGGGCCTGCAGCGCCTTGACAGCGAACCGGGCAATGGCCTTGTCGCCGCTGTCCACCGCTGCGTTGTAGTCGGCCAGATCCTCGGTGCTGAGGTTGGCCACCGCCCAGCCAGTCAGCTTACGGAACTGCTCATCACCGCCAACCGTCTGCCGAATCTCGGCGCCATCGTCGGCGCTCAGCTCAGCCTTGATGGGCCCGGCCGCAGCCTTCACCCCGTCGAGGTAGGTCTGCACCACCGACTTGGGCAGTCCCGCCTTGGTTGCCAGGGCCTCCACCGCCTCGCTCACGTCGCCACCGGCGCGGATCGTGGCATCCAGCTGGAGGGGGTTCACCTCTGCAGCTGTGAACAGGTTGGTCAGCGGCTCCCCGTAGAGGCTCTTGCCCAGCTCGGGGGTGTAAGCCTCGGGGGGGATACCGCTGGGGGCGGGCTGGGCCTTTGCCTTTGCCTCGGCCAGGGCGATCACTTCCTGGATGGTCTTGCCCCGGTACTCCTCGGGGATGTCGTCCTCGGCCGGCTTCTCCTCGGCGGGCCCGTCCTCAACCGGGATCAACAGTCCCTCAAGGGGATCGTCGGCCGGCTCACCTTGGGCGGCCAGCTCCTTCTCCTCGGCGGCAAGGTAACGCTCGAGGGGATTGGTCAGGTCGTACTCCTCGCCCTCGGGCTGGCGGCCCTCGGCCTGCAGCTCCTTGATGGCAGCGGTCAGCTTGTGCTCCTCGCCTGGCAGCACCAGGTTCTGGAGCTCGGCGGGAATCTGTCCGGTGGTCATGGGTTACTCGGGGGGTTGTTGATCGGCGGGTGGTTGCTGCATCTGCTGAGCGGTCGCCGCAGCGGTCGCCAGCTTGGCCGGGTCAGCCATCGGGGAACTCAGCGCTTGCTGCTGCATCGCCGCCTGTTGGCGGGCCTGCCGCAGCTCGGTCACCTTCTCCTCGCTCAGCACCAGGTCCAACGTCTCGATGCCAAGGCCGTTAGCCAACCGCTTGATGGTGTCGGACACATCAATGCGAATCGCAATCTCCTCGTTGCCCACGACAGTGGCCAGCTGTTGCAGGCCTTGAGTGAAGCGCATGAACTTCTCCAGGTCGTTGCTTCTGCCCACCGCAGCCAGGCCCACCGACACAACAGGCTTGACCAGGCCCTCGGGCATTGCCGGGAGCTTGGATGCCTTGTTCATCAGGTGCAGCTTGCGCCTGATGTAGGGCACCTGGAACTCCACCGACAGGATGGAATAGATGGCACCCAGTCCGTTCTCGATCTGGAGCGCCAGCAGCCGGATCTCCTCGGCGGTGGTGCGCTCGCTGTCCCGCACGTTCGGGGTCAGCAGCGCCTTCGACAGCCGCGCCTCCACCTGGGCCAGTGCCGCCTGGGCCACCTGCAGATCCTGTCCCTTGTCGGCCCTGAGGATATGCACGTCGTCGGGGTTGCCCACGACATACCCGCCGTTCCGGCACTTCGCCAGATCCTTGATACTGGTGGCGCCACCGGGCCGCACGATGTTTTTGGTCTGCGCGGCGATCATGCTCCCTTCGATCACCGCCTGGCTCAGGCTGTCAGCGGTCTGCAGATCAGCCAGGCAACGGGCCTCGATGTAGCTGATCCCGTAATCTTCCCCGTCAACTCGCACCATGCGAAGGGGCAGCCAGGCGTTCTGCTCCATCGTCACCTTGGCTTCGCTGCCTTCGATCAGCTCGCCGCGCACCTCCTGATACCAGCAGACCTTCCCCTCGTCGTACTCCCATTCGATGTGGGTGTAGACGTGAATAATCTCCTCCTCGTTCAGCACCTTCTCCTGCCGCAGCGGGTCGGGGCTGTCCTCCTTGTCGTCCTGCAGGCCCAAGGTGTCGCGCACCTTCTTGGGCAGGCTGTCCTCGGTGAAGCTCTCGCATACCACCACGTCCAGCGGGCGGCCCATGCCATCACGGCAGCAGACAAACCTGTTGAGGTGGAACACCTTGAGGCCATCCGTCTCGTCGATGTAGACCAGCGCATTGCCGGTGCCGATCAGGTGCAGCAGCGCCTCATGGAACACTGTCCGGTCGCCGCTGGCGTTGATGTCGCGCAACACCCCCTGCTCGATTGCCACCAGGGCCCGCTCAAACTCGGTGAACTGCTTGGCAATCTGGTCTTTTGGTGTGCCCGCAGCCTCAGCTTGGGCCATCCATGCCTGCTTCTCCTTCTCGTCCAGGGTGTAGCGGAAGAATGTCTCGGTGACAGGGAACAGGGCCATCAGCAGCCGACCTGCCAGGGAGTTGTGGCCCTCGGCGCCGATGCCATTCCACGGCAGGGGATACTCCTCGTTGTAGCCCTTGTCGGGATCGTTGCTGGCCGGCACCAGGTAGGGCAGCGTCAGCCGACAGGCGCGGCGGGCACGATCCAGAAAGATGTCGCGGTCCTGCCGCAGCTTCTCGTATCGCTCCTCAGCGGGGCCTTGTGTCCATTGACGGGTGGTGTCCATATCAGGTGCCAATGTTCAGGCCAACCCCGGTGTCGGCGCGGAGGCCGGGACCGGGGGCCCGGGAGGTGATGGCCTTGTTGCCGGCGCTGCTGCTCCTTTTGGTTTGCGTTGCCGTGGGCCCCGAACTGGTCTTGTTGCCAATGATGCTCAGGCTGCTGGCGACATTGGCTGCGGCGTCTTGCATCCCGACAATTTGCTTCTGCTGCTCTGCTTGGGCCTGAGCAAAGGCCGCCTGTTGTCCCAGCTGGTCGTTGCGTTGCCGCTCGGCCCGCTGCTGGAGCACACTCCACTGGGCCTGCTGATCAGCCAGCGCAGCCTGACTGGCAGCCTGACTGGCAGCGTTTTGCTGCTGAACCTCGGCGCGGCGCTGCAGTTCTGTCTGGGC